ACTTATGAATATAATGAAAGCGAGAATAGTATGGTTCCCGGAACGGTTATCATACATAGATTTTGACTCATTGCAAGACAAAATAGACTGGGATCAGGACCATTTAAACAATGTTCGTAAATATATGAAAGAAGATGGTTTATTATTTCCGGCTGTATTTAAAGATAATGAAATACATTGTGGTCACTATCGATTTAAAATAGCAAAAGAAATGGGTTATGATGGTATTGATGCCTATAGAGTAGATACATTTAAAGATGCTTTGCATTTGACTAATTTTACTGAATTATGTTATAAACATTATAAAGAATATAAAGATAAAAACTATGTATGAATAAATATATTAGATCTATCAATTATTTAATATCTAAAAAAACTCAAAATATACCACATAATGGTAAAAGTTTTTTTCAACATTTAGTTGGAGTATATGATAAACTTAGATATTGGCAATGTAATGAAGATATATGTTTTGCAGGTTTATTTCATTCGATATATGGTAATGAAATTTTTAAAACTGTAATAGAAAAAGATAGAAATACAATTAAAGATTTAATTGGAAATAAAGCTGAAAATCTAGTTTATCTATTTAATCAGAATAGATATCAAAATAAACAATTAAAAATAATATCATTAGCAAATGAATTAGATCAAACTTATATACAAGTTATAGATGGATATTTTGATAATCAAAATATCTTAGAAAATTATTTTTATTTTAGAGATAGAGTACCTTGGAATTTCAATGGATCAGGTAATGATGAAAATAAATGGAGAAAGTTTAAATATGATTTAAACTTTAAAAGTAAAATAGAAAAAAATTTAAAATATAATACAGAAAATATATTAAATAATTTAAATCTATTTGATTTATTAAAATTTGAAAGAGTTTATGCTAGCGCAAATCCTTTTGGTACTGTGCATGAGCCTCACAAAGATTATTTAAAAGATTCAAAAGGTGGTATTACAGTAATGTATTATCTAAATCATGATTGGAATTTGAAATTTTCAGGAGAAACTGTATTCTTTAATAATAAAGAAATTATAAAAAGTATTATACCAAAACCGGGTAGAATTGTTATATTTGATGGCAACATTGAACATTGTGCAAGAGATGTTAGAAGAGATGTTAATGATTTAAGAATGGTTTTAACTTTTAAATATAAAATAAATTTATAAATTATGTACGAGTCATTATTAGAAGCAACTAAATTTCATGCAGTCAATCAAAACAATTGGGTCGGTGAAGCATTAGCCGAATATAAACATCAAATTTTTAATTTAATAAAAGAAAATAATATCAAAACCATTTTAGATTATGGTTGTGGTAAAGCAAAATTTCATTCTATATTATTTAATAATAGAAAAGTTCCAGGTTCACCAATGGGTGTAAATATAACTCCATATGATCCTGCATTTGCTCAGTTTTCAAATAAACCAACAGGTCAATTTGATTTAGTTTTATGTATTGATGTTATGGAACATGTTCAAGAGGATAAAGTTGAAGAAGTATTAAAAGATATATTTAGTTATGGTAATAAAGTATTTTTAACTATTACTTGTTATCCCGCTAAACAAATTTTAACTAATGGTAAAAATGCACATTATACTATTAAAGATCCTAGTTGGTGGAAAGATAAATTAAAACCTTATGATGGTAGTTATATAGTGATATTTCAAACTAAACCCAATAGAGGTGGTGATGTAGTTAATAAAGAAGAGTGGAAACCAAACTCTACTACACTTAAAAAAATAGAAAAAAATGATAAAACTTTAGATAAAACACAAAAAGAAAAAGCTGCATTAATAAATGATTAATTTAAAAGATAGAATTATTGTACAAGACAATTTTTTTGAAAAAGATGTTTTAAATAAAATAAAAATAGATTTATCGCATTTAAATTTTACAAATAGATATAATCAACATTCAAATACAATTTATCAAAGAATATATTTTAATGTTGAATTAAATTTTAATCATTTTGCAGTTCAAGAAGTTATTAAAAATTTAAAAAACCATGATATTGAAGTTAAAAATATTCTTCCTTTTTATTTTTTAAGTACAAAACATAAAGAAGCAACACCACATGAGGATAGTTTAAATAATATAAACTGCTTGGTATATTTAAAAGGAAAAAATTTTTTAAATAGTGGAACAGGTTTTTATGATAAGAGAGATGAAAAATATGAATTAAATTCACATATAGGTTTTAAAGAAAATAGAGCAATAATTTTTGATTCAGATATTTATCATTCTTCTCTTCAATTTAATAAAGATTGTGGGCCAAGATATATAATGACTAATTTTATTAATTTTAAAAAATATAATGATAGAAAAAACAGTTAACATAACCAATTTTATTGGAGTATATGATAATTATATTACTAAAGAAGAATGTAATAAAGCAATTAACCTTTATGAAAATCAAGATAAATTTAATAATACAGTAAATAGAATAGGTGGAGAAAATGCATCTATATTAAAAAAACAAGATCAACAATATTTTGCAGGTCATAATAATTTAGATGTATGGTGGGAAAACTTAAAACCTATGATGCTAAATTTTGATTTAGCATGGAATCATTATGTTAAAAATACTGGATGTGCGGATGCTTATGGTCAAGAAAAATTTTTCTATACGTCTTTAAAAATACAGAAAACCTTACCCACTGAAGGCTATCATGTTTGGCATATTGAACATAACAAAGGATTTGAAAATGAACCACGTGCTTTTGTTTTTTCCATATATTTAAACGATGTTGAAGAAGGTGGAGAAACAGAATTTTTACATTTTTCAAAAAGAACAAAACCTAAAACAGGAAGAATAGTTATTTGGCCAGCAGGTTTTCCATATGTGCACAGAGGTAATCCACCTTTATCAGGTGAAAAATATATTTTAACTTCTTGGATGATGTTGCGATGATAAAGATAGTAAATAATTTTTTTGATGATGAAAAAAAATTTAATCAAATAATACATCATATAAAAAATAACATATATTTTACTCCAAGATATTTTAAAAATACAACAGAAAAAACTAAGGAAAATTATTATGGTGAAAGATTTGTTTTAAATTCAGACAAAAATCTTTTAAATACTTTTATGACTCAAAGTGAAAAAAAATTTAATATTAAAATTAAAAAAGTAACAAACGATTGTGGTATTGATTTAAGAAATTTAGATAAATTTAAACCACATATAGATAGTAATATGGGAGCTAAATTAAATATTCTTATAATGTTAGATGGATCGATTGGTGTTTCGACTGGAACAGTTTTTTACACAGACAATGAGTTAGATATTCATGTTGGATTTAGACCGAACAGAGCAATATTATTTCCTTCAAATTATTATCATAGTCCCCATAAATCTCAATTAAAAAATATTAGAAGATATACTTCAACTTTATTTATAGAAGATTATGAAGAATAAGTAGTAGGTCTTGCACCTAATCTAGTAATTTTTTCAGCTTCAGTTTCAGTTTCACCTTTTAAATTATTAGAATCCCAATCAGATTGTAATTTAGCTAAGTGCGCTGCGTCCCATTTATTTGTAAACTGACTAATGTCTCCAATATTTGCGTCTGCAAAAGATGAATGAGGTGTCTCATCTCTATATTCTACTTCATCTGAAGTATTAGATGTTCCATATTGAATTGCCCAAATATTTGAAAATGTGGATTGATTCCAAAAAACATCGTCATTAATTACATAACCAGTACCTGATTCAGCACCATTATTTTTAATAATTGCTTTATCTTCAAATATTACTGTCCAAGTTCCTTTTGACGCCATTTTTTCTCCTAAGTTTTAATAATATAAATTACTGTTAAATAAGGTTGTACAACAGATGTTGCATCACCTGAAAAGTTTGCACTCATATTATGAGAGTGTCCACCATTTCCACCAGTGCTACCTGTGGCCTGGATAGCCGCAGAACCTATGTCATTACCAAAAGCTCCGCCTCCAGCCGCTCCTCCAGTGTGAGTGTGTGAAGCTAATTGTGAAACTGATAAAGAAGCATTTGCTGTTGAGCCACCAACGTTTCCAGTTGAAGTTACAGTATTTGCTCCACCAGTTGAAGCTAAATTTTTAGTTCCAGATTTTCCAACGGCTACGTTATCTTGTAAATCAGGTACGTTGAAAGTTGTTGAACCATTACCTGATCCGTAAGTTGTTCCAATAATTCCAAACAAAGTTGCGTAAGTTGATCTTGATACAGCTTGACCTGTACACTCTAAGAATCCAGATGGAATAGAAGAATCTGACCATGGAACAATTGTTCCGCTCGGAATACCTTCAATACCTGTAAGGTTTGCACCATCAAAATCGTATCTAGTTGCTTCGTAGTTTGCCATCTATTATTTCTCCTTATACGTCCAGCCAGTTGTTGCATCACCAGAATAAACTAATGTGAAAC